CGCACCGGGGATCCTAGGCACAAACTGTTCACGCTTCTAGGTTTTCAAGGTGTGAAAAGAGTCACAAAATGGGATCAAAGAGCTCCAAAAGCTCTGGTTTTGAGAATGTTCCTTCACTAGGGCTTTCTCACACCAATCAACCAAGGGTATCTCTTATAAGGGAGGCAAGACCCTCACTTTATGGGAGATACAATTGTAAGTGCTGTTGGTTTCAAAACAAGAACTTGGTGGAATGTAGTGACCATTATCTTTGTCTAAAGTGTATAAGCTCTATGCTCAGAAGGGGTCAGAATTGTGAGATCTGTGGGAAACCGATACCAACCCACATCGCTGTGACCACTGCTCCAACAGCACCTCCAGAGCCCTGAAACACGGGCTCCCCCGGCGAGGGACCCCCAAGGGGGTCCCTCGCCCCGGGGGCCCCCCCGGGGCTGAGCCCGGGGTGGTGTTTACTCCACCTCCATGACTTCATCCTCAATCAATTTCCTGCATATAACACCTTTTAACTTTATCCTGCCACTGACATCTGAAATCATAATAGTGTCTAATGTTTTGCTATAACATAGCATGTAGTTGCCTAAATTAAGCCACTCAGCAAAGGTCTTCAAGGAATTTTTAAGTTGCACAAAATAGTTGTCAGTCAAAATCTTTAGATTGTCTTGAATTATCCTGACTTTAATATCAGTTTCTTTTGAGTATCCCCATAAGTTGGTCAGGAACAACTCTTGTTCTGAGATGCTGTCCAATTCACCCATTGCTTGCACTATTCTTTCTCCGCTGACATCAACTCCTAGAGAAGTGAGCTTTCTCTCCCCAGAATAAACAATGCCTTTATTCAAAACCAAGGGTTCATCATAGACAGAGGGTCCTACGAGCTTGTATGCAAATTTATTCACAATGTGGTGTTTTTGAGAACTAAAATCAAAGTTAAATGTGGGCATTTTTTCACTTGATGTGAGAGATAATTCCTGGTCTCTCAACATTGAAAGGAGGTCAAATTTTAGAGATCCTGCTATTAGTGGCTCACTGTAAATTAAAGGAGCTGCATCAAGCACAAAATGATTGCCAGTGTGTCCACTACAAAACAGATCCAACTCTGAGACTATTAAGCTAATCTGATCATCTGTCCCAATTGCTTCTAAGATGATCTTTTTCTCAATTTGAGTTCTCACAGCAAGAGTATAGACAAGTGTCCTTTTCACATTGAATTTGACTGACCTTTTAATGTGTGATACTTGGATACAAAAATCAAGAGTCAATGTGTCCTTTGTGAACTCTGAACTCAATAAATCCTTAAAATCACCAGGTTCATTTCCTTCTTTGTTGATGAAATCAGAATCAACACACTCAAGAAAGGTGGGGACTGATAAACTAAAACTTGTGACATTGATGGTTGAACTAATGTAACCGGCACTTAGGTCTTCAATATGCATTGCCCTGTCCACATTGAATTTCTTGACCTGAAGGACAAAATCTGTCAATTGCTTCAGACAAACTTCTTCTTCTGTTTTCAGACAGAGGACCTCAGCAAACCAGTTAAACTTTTTGAACACAGAGCTAGTCAAGACAAGTGGCTGTATGAAAGAGCTCATCAGGAGCTGTGTTAAGAAATTATTGCACACTTGCATTGAGTTTAACTCAACTGAACTTTCAATGCCTTTGACATTTCTGATGTGTGATTGTGAGCTCTCATCTTGCTTAACAACATAGATCTCATGCCTTCTTTCCTTCAGAAAATGTTTTGTTATTCCAAGGTTCTCATTAGCCAGGTCTAACGCTACACATAAATCCAAGAACTTAACAGTCAGAGACCCTAAGGTTTTACCAACCATAAAGTCACTCATGAAAGGAGAGAGATGCGTTTCGAAGAGTGTTGGATAGTTTTTTCTAATTGACTGCAAGATATGGGAGAGACCCAATCTTTCTTCCAGTTGACAGGTTACTCTTGGTTTCACCAGCCAGAAGAGATTTGGATTTCTCAAAAAATACAGATCTTTTGGGATTTCCACATCTTCAAAAACCCACTCTCCCAGTTCACATGCATTAGTCAACACAAGTGTAAAGTAATCCCACATTAAGGGTCTGCTGAATTCAAAGACATCAGCACACGAGCTGGGACAGTAAACACAGCCTCTCCATCTGAAACATATGTCACAAAGACAATCATGTTTTACTTTATTTTTAATGTCTTTAATATATCCAAATCCTCCTCCACCAAGTCTAACACACTTACTGCCCATGCTCTTACAAAATCCTATGAACCCTGAAGCAATTGATGACTGGAATGCTGATTTATTGATGGAATCTGCTAATATACGTTTTGCTCCTCTAACAAAATTCTTGGATAATTTAGACTGTATAGACTTTATAAGGCCTGGGATTTCTTCCTGCTCTATAATTCTTCTAGAACTCATCAATTTGGTTCTCAGCACCAATCTCATATCACCATGTGTAGACAAATTAATCCACCTAAAGTTTTGTAATAGCTTGATGTCATCATCAGAAACATCCACACTTTTCATGAAACCTTGAAATGCCTTGTCTCCATCTTCCTGCACTAAGTTAACAAGAGTCTGTTCCATAATTTTACCTGACTTAATGTTTCTAAAAACTTTTCTGGCAGCCTGGCGAACGAATCTAGTACACCCATCCACCTCCAAATGTGATTCAATGTTCCTTTGGAGTCGATATCCTCTGTTTCCATCTACCCAATCTTTAACATCCATATTCTCAACACTTAAAAAGGGATTATCAGGAAAACCACTATATCTTACCAGTTTATTAGTTCTGTTTGAGATGCAAGACACAATCTCCACTGAAACTCCATTAGCCACACATTGATCAGAGATTGTGTCAATGGTTTCGGACAACTGTATTGGTGTTTTGCATTTTATGTTATGTAATGCAGCAGAAACAAACTTTGTTAATAAGGGAACCTCTTCTCCCCAAACAAAAAATCTTGATTTGAATTCTGCAGCAAAAGTGCCAATTACTGTTTTAGGGCTTACAAATTTATTGAATTTTGATGATATGAATGTGTGAAAATTGATCATCCTTTCCCAATTGGATATCACCTCAGGATTGTCCATATCTTTCAAATCTTCATTTAATTTGACCATTGTTATTTGATCATCACTTGATGTGAATGAAGTCATACTAACATCATAAAGAATTCTCATAGCATAATTGATGAACTGTTCTGTTACTAAACCGTACAAGTCTGAAGTGTTGTGAAGAATGCCTTGACCCATATCCAAAACAGACATCACATGGCTCAGAGGTTCTCTTTCATCCACCAACAACCGGTGGATAAATGCCTCTGTCTTAGATGATTCTCCAGGGCTCATCAATCCAAGCTGTCTTTTAATCATGCCAGTCATGTATGCATGTATAACATTATAAGGAACTTCCACAACTTTATGGATATGCCATGACAGCAGAGTTATTATGGGCTCAACTGAAACAGGAGTGCACATTGATCCCTGTTCTAACTTCAATCCTTGAAGAAAAGCCGCAAAGATGACTGGAGACATATATGGTCCCCATTTTGAGTGATCTAAACTAAAATTCATCTCCCCAAGGTTGACACTCATTTTCATCTCCATCACAGATCTTTCAAACTCCTTTTCACTATTTAAACATGAATAGTTCATGTTTGAGACAACTGATTCTGAAAAATCCTCAATGAGCCTTGTCATGAGTTTCGTATTTAAATCACCGACATATAACTCACGGTTAGATCCCACCTGTTCTTTATAACTCAAACCAAATTTTAGTTTACCAGTGTCAGATGATACATGACTATATGAAATGGGTGACTCATCAGAATAAAAACATAGATTCCTTAAGGCAGAATTTGAAAACACTGACCTATCCAACCTTCGAGCAATTGCTTCAGAGTTGCTTTCTCTGAGACTCATCCTGCCTTCCTCTCTTACTTTTAAAGCTTCATATTTAAACCCCAATCTTGTCTTGTTTTTATGCTCATAGGTACCCAGTTTCTGGTCAAACCCTGCACTGATCAATGTGTATTTAAAACATTCAAATAGATCACCTTCCAAATAGGATGATGTTGTCATATTCTTAACTAGGAACTCAAGAGGACAAGGATTGAGAATCTCTTCTAAGAAAAATTCTGAAGCCAAATCTGAATTGTACAATTTGTCCAACATAGATTTCAAGGTTGTGTGGTCGATCAGATCAGGATCAAAATCTTTAATTTCATGCAAAGAGACCTCAACAGTAATAATTTTCATGCACATAAATTCACTCCAGAGCTCTGAAAGCCTTTCTTGCAGTTCAGCTTGTCTCTTTTGTTGATTTTTAAGAGAGGAGCCTGATGATGATTGCCTGGCTTCTGTCTTCTCTTTTAATTTTGTTTCCCTCATTTTTGACAAAGCCAAATTCACATCTCTTTTGACTTGTTCTAGAATTAAAACTTGCTCTTCTGATAAATTCTCCAAATCTGAAGATAAGTTTTGCTTTGAGTCCTCTGAGTCTTTCATATGATCATCCCTCTTGGATTTGCTCATCAAGCTATACAAATTCTTAAGGATAAGAAACTCTTGAGATGTTGGATCCAACTTGTATTTACCTTTTGTTTTGAATGACTCTGCCATCGATGCAATGCATGAGGATACAAGCAATTCATAATCATACTTTGAAATTGGATTGCCCAGTTCATCAAGTTTTGGAATCACAACACTCTTGTTGCTAGACAAATCAAGTGCAGTACTAGTGAAATTGGGTTTATATGGATCATTTTTCAACTTGCCATTGACTCTCAACAAATCTCTGTTGAAAGCTGAGATGCACATGCTTAAGAGTTCACGAGAAATACCTGGCTCTGATGAGTCATTGATGTCCTGCAAACCTTTGCCCAGCAACTTCTCTATGCTATTCAAGAGTTGTTCTTCTTGTTCCTCAGTGAGGTCACCAGTAAGGTTGGGATTGATGATTACTGATTTGAACTTCAGTTTTGGTTCTAGGAACTTCTCAAAGCACTTAATCTGATCAGTTAGTCTGTCAGGTGTTTCTTTTGTTATTAGGTGGCATAGATAACTAACATTCAAACAAAATTTAAATTTTCTAGTCATATGTTCATTGACATCCCCTTTGGTCAAAACATCAACTAGAAGATTATATGTCAGCTTCTGGACACACTCCTCGGAAACACTTTTACATGGCACCTCTAGTTTGCTCATCAATTCCACACTGTGGAATTGATTTACATAAGCCATTATGAAGTATCTCATACCTTGTAGGAAATTTTGGTTCCTTTTTGACGGATTGCACAGTAGCATCAAAATGAGTTTCCTCAAGTTTGCAACCACTGGTTCTTTATAAGAAGGTTCTTCTGGCAACCAACTCATCATTTCTTCAGTCATTTGAAATAAGACTACTTGTGAAAATATGGGCAAAAAGAACCTTTTTGGATCACAGTAAAAAGAGCCAATGTATTTGTATGAGCCATGCATGGTTACACCAATTGAATAACACCTTGACTTCTCCCCTGTCTTCTGATAAAAAAGCAATCCGGTTATTTCATCAGAGACATAAAATCTTTGACAATAACATTCTTTCAATTCAACCTCACCATAAAAGTTATTTGGGGACTTTTCATTAATTACCATTTTAGAAGTAAAGGAGGTTTTCATAGAATTTACAAGTCCAAGACACACAGATGAAAGAACACTTAGGCAGGTAAAATAATTATCCTTATCTGCCAAATCCAACTTATGATTCTCATGGTTGTCCTCATCTCTACAGTATTGAAGTTTGGGTTTTACAGGCTCAAGTGCACAACAAAGCTCCTCAACACTTTCATAATCAGGTTGTCTGATCCAAAACTCTACACCAGAGATGTCAAAGAATTCTTGCTTTCTTATATTGCATAAACATCTGTGTATCCAATCAGGAGAACTCTTCAGCTTTTTAGATAATAGTTCTTTTAATAAGAGTAGATCGAAAAATCTATCATTTACAAAGTATGCTAGCTGCCCCACCAGAAGCCCAGATTTCTTAAATTGAAAAAGTATCGTTGGGTCGTTTTTCCAACAGTCATCAATGAAATTCAAAACAATCATGTCCAAGAATAAGAGGGTGTTTCTTCTAGTATTCAAAATTTTGGCACTTTTGATTTTATTACACACACTTAAAATCCGAAGGTACTCATTCACATTGGCAATGCCTGATTCATGATGCCATAACTTGGCATTACTTACTGACATCACATGAGAATCAAGTTTGTCTCTATTCTGAGTGATAGAGCTCACTATGGAAAATAACTTTGAACTGCAGGACATACATGACAACTTCTCATCACTTAGATTGATTTGTTGGCCCAGTTTAAAGATTAAGTCTTCTTTGTTAGTCTTCTGAAACTTTTTTAGGTGGCTTTCATCATTGTATGCCTCATCAAAAGCTAGTTTAAGGCTTAATAAACTTTGATTAATTTCTGATTCCTTCATCTTATTTGATAGATTGGCAAACATTCTAGCTTTCAATTTGTCTCTATAATCAATACCAGTTTGTGGCATTTTAATAATATTCTCAAATCCCAAGCTTTGATTTTCTAGTTTAGACAGACTTGTCACAAGCCTTTGATATTCAAGTTCCTCAATGCTCTCACCACTTTCCTTAGCAACCTTCATAATTTGAGTCAACAGCCATCTGAACCTTTCGATCACCCAATCATCAACAAACTTGTTGTAATAATTTGTTCTTCCATCAACCAAAGGGACAAGGGTTATGCCACACAATTGAAGATCATTTTTTAAGGACAAGAGTTTGTTCATGTCTTGATTGTACTTTTGTTCAAATGATGACGGGTTCACTCTGACAAAGGTTTCTAGCAGTATTAGCACATTTCCATAAAGACTGTAGCCATCAGGTACAATTCTTGGTAAAGCTATTGTAAGAATGTTGTCTTTACTGAGGATTGCCTCAACTGTGAGATCCTCTTTGTTGTGAGAACAATTGTTTACCTCACATGAGTCCAACTCAATCAATAGTGAGAGTAGCTTGAAGCCTTCTGTGAGAATCATTCTCATTTCAGTTTGTGAGGTGACAACAGTGATCTGACGACTGATCTCCTCTTTAGCAGGAAAGTGTTTCCTGAGGAGATCAAAAAGCGAAGACACACTTTCATCCATGATCAAGGAATGCCTAGGATCCCCGGTGCG